ATACCGTGTGAGTGTCTTTCCCGATGGGATAGATATTGTATGTTTCGGTCTCTCAAGTATTGACTCAGACATCAACGGTCACTATGATCGGACGGACGATCTACCTAACTGGGTAAAGGAACGTCTTGCCGTGTTAATGATTACGAGTGGTATACCGCCAACACAAGAAGTGGCGGGTGTCGGGCGTCGAATATCAAGTCATGTCTATTGGGTGTACGCACCCGAGACCACATCTTGATGCGTTGGTACGTGCGCTTCACGTACCTAACTTTAAAAGGAAACGAAGATGAGAAAGAAGACAAGCACGTCACAGCGCATTCGCTCACTGATTGATAGCGGCTACAACAACAAAGCCATTATCGAAAAGTTAAAGTGCAAGCCGCAAGCCGTGTACAACATCCGATACCAACTCAACAAGGCACGTGGCCTTGGCTCCATTGGTGCGTTGCCGAATCCTACGGACGGCATCGGTGCGCCGCCTAAGCGTACGCGCAAGGTCAGAGCGGGAACTGGCATCAAGTCCGAGCCGCCGATCAACCCAGAGCCAAACGCATGGGTCTACGTAACGTCAATTGAACGTGAGGATAAATCCGCGCTCCCCGTCACCATGATCGAGAAGCCGACCCTGTGGCAACGAGTCAAGGGGTGGTTCCGTGGCTGATACGCCCGAGGTCAAAGTCAAGAAGAAGGTCGTGGCAATCCTCAAGGAATACCGCGCCTATTACTTCTACCCCGTCACGGGCGGCTACGGCGGCAGTGGTGTGCCTGACATCGTTGGGTGCTATCGCGGCACGTTCTTTGGCATCGAGTGCAAAGCTGGTAACAACAAGCCAACCGCACTACAGCAGAAGAACTTAGACAACATCAAAGCCATGGGCGGTGTTGCTCTCGTCATCAATGAAGACAACCTTGAGGATGTGCGCATCATGTTCCAAGGCATTGATAGAAACGACTGGTAATGCGCAAGCGTAGCAAGTACCGACCCAAGGGGGTAATCATGAATCCAATCGCGTATGTGGTGGAAGGCATGACCCCCGTGGCGAGGCATGACAACTTCTTGATTGACCTGAAGATCAAGAACCACATGGCCATGGCCAACCTGACGCAAGGCAAGGCAACACGTGAAGACATGGATACGCTGATACCCATGGCCAACATCGTGGAAGCGTTGTACCGCATGGGGTTTGGTCGTGACTACGCGACAGAGGTTCGGGGTGGTCTTGACTCACTGCATGCAGTGGGTAAGCGCGGTGCGCAGAGTGGGCGGTTCATTCTGCGCTCGGAAGAAATGAGAGCACTCAATACCTTGATGGAGTTGCACGATGCACAGATGGACGTGATCACAGTCAAAGACATGGAACGTGCATTCAAGATCGTGGACGATGAATATAAACAGCGCAGGATGCGCCCTATTGTGGAGAGAAACCATGCTTGACTTGATGACATGCACCCTGACAGGCAAAGACCTTGAAGCGTTCATGAAGGTGATTGGTAAAGAGATCACAGGCATTGCTTTGGCAGGGCCAGTGGACTCAACTGAGAAAGACGAGTTGCACATTCGATTCAAGAACAACACATTCATCCGCATCGCGGACGATGGCCAATCATGTTGCGAAGCTCGTTTTATGACAACGGACGACAACCTTGGCGACTACGTGGGGGGCAACTTGCTCAACATTGAGGTCAAGCCAATTCCGATTCCTCTGAAGGATAACGAGGACGATGACTATCACGACATTGAGTTCTTGGAAATTACAACGACCAAGGGTTCATTTGTTATCACAAACCACAACGAGCACAACGGCTACTACGGTGGCTTTGATGTGACGGTAACTTTTGGAGCAGTGGCATGAACGCAGATGACATACAAGTTAGTGGCACACACTACAAGGACATGCCCATACAACCATGGGCGGTGATGGAGGCGGTAATGACTCACGAGGAGTTCGTTGGGTTCCTCAAAGGCAACATCATCAAGTACAGCCTACGCGCAGGGCGCAAGGACGGAAGCGATGACGGGGGCAAAGCCAAGCACTACTTGCAAAAGCTACGCGAGGTGACACAAGCTGGCTCGTGGTCTTAACAACAAGGAGAACGAAGATGACAGACATAACAGAAGCAACCGCAGTGTTGCGCGGCAACTGGAAAGATGCCATTGAGGGTAAGGGCGACTACTGCCCCGTGTGTGATCGGTGGGGCAAGATCAATACTGTGACCTTGCGCGGCATCATGGTCAAGACGATGCACTGGATATACCGAGAGGGTGGTGGTGATTGGGTAGATGTACCTGCACGTGCACCGAGGTTTGTGTCCCGCTCGTACGCATTTAGCCGACTCAAGCATTGGAACATGGTTGAGCAGAAGTATCTACCGCCTCCGACCAAGGAAGAACAAGAGGCAGGTATTGAGCGCGAGACTCGTACATCGGGGATGTGGCGACTGACCCCCATGGGGGTGGACTTTATCTTTAACGGCACAACTGCGCCGAGTAAGGTGTTTGTATACAACGACCATCGGATTGGTGCAAGTGATGATGCGGTGACCGCACGAGACTGCGCTTACGAGAAGTTTAACTATGACGCAATGATGGGCACTACATTTAACGGAGACTATGATGGACTTGATAACGATTGATTTTGAAACGTACTACGACCGCGACTACTCGCTGTCGAAGATCACAACGGAAGAATACATACGCTCTGACATGTTTGAAGTCATCGGCGTAAGTGTGAAGATTAACAACCAAGAAACGGAGTGGGCAAGTGGAACAACTGAACAAATCAGAGAGTGGCTTCAGAGCAATTTTGAATGGGGGCGGGGGTATGTCTTGGCGCACAACACCCTTTTTGACGGGGCTATCCTGTCTTGGCGTTTCGGTATTAGTCCTCGGGGTTGGCTTGACACTTTGTGTATGGGCCGTGCCCTTCACGGCGTGGAAGTTGGTGGTTCGCTTAAAGCTCTGGCTGAGCGGTATAAGGTCGGGGTCAAAGGAACTGAAGTAGTCAACGCACTGGGCAAGCGGCGCAAAGACTTCACTGACGAAGAACTCGCACGGTACGGTGACTACTGCATCAACGATGTGGAACTCACCTACGAAATCTTTACCGAAATGGTAAAGACTTTCCCCAAGCAAGAGTTGCGTGTCATTGATCAGACCTTGCGCATGTTCACGCACCCCATACTTGAACTGGACGGCGACATGCTTCAACAACACCTCATCGGCATCAAGCAGATGAAGGAAGACCTGTTGACATCCTCGGGTGTGGACAAGGCTGAACTGATGAGCAATGAGAAGTTTGCTGAACTGCTCAGATCGTTTGGCGTCGAGCCCCCGATGAAGGTGAGCCCTGCCACGGGCAAGATGACCTATGCGTTCGCCAAGAATGACGAGGAATTCAAAGCCCTTGCTGACCATGAAGATGTCAGGGTGCAGACACTTGTTGCCGCCCGCTTGGGCACCAAGTCAACGCTTGAGGAAACACGCACTCAGCGGTTCATTGACATCTCCAAGCGCCGCAACCTGCCTGTGCCGATTCGGTACTACGCCGCACACACTGGACGGTTTGGTGGGGACGACAAGATCAACATGCAGAACTTGCCAAGCCGTGGCAACAACGCCAACAAGTTGAAGAAGGCAATCATTGCGCCCGAGGGCTACACCATCATTGACGCTGACTCTGCGCAGATCGAAGCGCGGGTGCTGGCATGGTTGGCAGGGCAAGATGACTTGGTATCAGCTTTTGCTGAGGGCAAGGACGTGTACAAGAAGATGGCCTCGGCTATCTACGGCAAGCCTGAGTTTGAGATCACCAAGGACGAGCGGTTCGTGGGTAAGACCACAATCCTTGGCGCGGGTTACGGCATGGGTGCTGTGAAGTTCCAAGCCCAACTCAAGAGCATGGGTGTGGAGGTGGACGTTGAGGAAGCAAGACGCATCATTGACATTTATCGTCGCACCAACGATTCTGTGGTGAGGCTGTGGCGTCAGGCTCAGAACGCTCTTGTAAACATGTCACGTGGTGACCCCGCACCGCTTGGCCGGGCAGCCGTGCTTGAGGTGGTGCCCAGTGAGTCATCTATCCGCTTGCCCTCGGGTCTGCTGATGCGCTATGACGACTTGAAGTTTGACCAAACCGAGAAGGGTATTGAGTTCCATTACAAGACACGCAAGGGTCGCACCCGTATCTATGGCGGCAAGGTGATTGAGAACGTGTGCCAAGCCATTGCACGTTGCATCATTGCTGAGCAGATGCTAAAGATTGGTAAGC